TGGTTGATGTGCTTTTCTAGTTTATTAAAGGCATCTGTTACATTGCCATTAGCACCTAACTGTTTTAAACCATCAAGACAAGCTAACATTGCATAGCACATTACCCCTTGCTCGTCTTTGATTCTTAAAATCTCTTTATCCTGCTTCTCTTGTTTCAAATACCACTTGTAAACTGCAAAAATGGCAGAAAAAATAACAACAAGTGCGGTAATCACACTTGCTGTTACGATAATTGTATTAGCGTCAATATACATTGGACTGCTCCCCTTCTTTAGTATTGTTTTTCTTAACCTCTCAACTCATTATTTCTTGCTGTCAACAAGCTTTCCAAGGTATACCCGCCCACCTTGCTTGTGCCATATTCGGCTTTAAATGTAGGCTGAATCTCACTGTCAAACTCTACATAGGTAATTCCGTCATAGGTTGCTAGGCTGTTCATTCCCATTTGGTCTGCAATAGGTAATTCTTCGGTGGTTTCTGTTGCAAGTTCATAGACTACTGTAATTGGATGGGTTTTCAAATATGATTTCCATAATGATATATCCGCAGTATTGTAGTTTTTATCATATATAAGCAATGAATTAGAACCTGTTGCAGATGTAATACCTTCTTTTGCGTTATAGTTACTATTTGGAGTTGTAGCCACATAATCAGAACATAGCAATAACGGAATGCTGTTTGCATCTTTTGTACGTTTTACATTTGATAAACGTAATAATGCTCTATAAGTTCCAGTACTTGTACCATTTGCTTCCCAACCTTCATCATCACTACCATCAAATACAGCAACACCAAACTTCCTGTTGAGATTTTTCGGTGTAATCACATCCTGCACATCACCGATTCCATACAACTCAATAGGCTGTGAGAGTGTGATTGCTTTTTCTTTGTAAGGCTCGTATGGTTCTGCTGTACTTCCCTCATTAAGCATTACATTGGCATTTTTAATATCAGCAAGCGTTACATTTTCTTTGTTAAACTGTATAATGACAAAGTTTGCCTTTGCATTAGTAGTAATAGTATTTACTCCCGTAATATTTGCACTTCCCACTACTGTTGCATCATGCACATTTGTTTTTTCAAACCAAGTTACCATCTCAAATCTTGAAATGTCGCATGATATTGTGTAAGTAGTCATAGGTTTACAAGGCATAACCACAGTTGCTCTTGCTGAACTTGTATTATCATTCCATGCAACACCTATTCTTGCTGAATCTGCATCAAACAATTGGTTTCCATGTGTCTTTACTCTCAACAATCCATAAGGTACATAAGTATCATCTGCTATGGAAGCGTTGCGAATCATGGGATAGAAACGTAGCTTGTTTGCTGTTGTACCACCACCGATATATATAGTTACAGACAATGTTGCTTGCTTTCCTAATGTGAATTTCACAGAATCACCATACTCTGATACACCTATTGCTTGAATGTATAAACGATAGGTTGTGTTTGCACCACCACTAGGGCAACCATTTATAACATATTCGCCTTCATTTAACATTGTTGCGGAATTTAATGTATAATGCACTCCATCTATTGCTGTTCCATTCACTTCGACATATTCCAAATTGCCTTCTTCATCATACTTCGGTGTAAAAGTAATTCCATTGACGGTCTGTGTTGTCAATCCCCTACAATCCAACAAGTTCTTGCCCTTGTATGCCTTGATTTCCATTGGATAACTTGGGTTAGGTGCAGGAATACCACCTGTGTATGGTTCGTATGGTAGGGCTGTGTTGCCTGCGTTTACCATCAAACCTTCTTTTTCATTTATAGGACACGTTATATAAACGTATGCCGTATTTGATTTAAGTGTAACAGTGCAATTCTTATACGTTTGCGAATATCCCAAATAGTTATTTGATTCATCAAACTCTGCATAAGTTACGCTTCCATTTGCCGATTTTGCACCTGAAACAGTAATTACTTTGCTTGATGGTGCATTAACCTTACACGCAAACCACGTTGCATCTGTTATAAACACACCACTTGTATTGTAATATCCGTTTCTGCCATTGCTTGCATCAAACAACTGATTTCCTGCTGTGCTGTCCTGCTCTGTCACTCCACCGATTTCCAATATATTCTCTCGCCCTGCATAGCTGTTCGGCTGTGTGGTGGATGTGGTTTCGGTAATGTCAGGCACACTCAACTGTGCTAACGCTTCCTCAATCTTATTAAGGTTTTCCGCATTAATGGCAGGCTTCCCACCATTAACCCATTTTGTAGGTGTATACGTCATTCTTCCTCACTCTCCTTTTCTTCTGTTTGCTGTGCTTCAAGCATAATTTCTTTTTCTACTTGAACTTCAAGCTTGTGTAAAATCTCGCTTACTACCAAACGCTTTGCTTCCGTCGGTAGTTGTGCGGAATTGATTAGATTAACCATGTTGATTTGAAAGTTTCTTAATGCTGTATTCATGTTTTCCCCCTTAACCTATTAGATTGTATGCTTTCAAAGCTGTAAGCAATTCATTTAGCTTTGTTGCTACTGTGGATGCTGTTGCCGTTGAAGTAGATGTAATTGCAGTAACAGATTGCTTTGCCGTACCTGTACTCGCACCAAAAAAGGCTAATTTACCACCCAAAGCACCTAAATACACATTAGAATTGGATAACTTTGTTGTATTACCAGACAATTCAATAGCTGTAGTGCTACCATGCTTAATATAAGCAGTTTTTAGTGATGAAAAACTAACTGTCGAACCAGCAATTTCTACTTTGCCGTAGGTTGAACCACCGTCGGAAGTAATTGTTTTTCCGCTTATCGTGGTATAGTCGGACGTTCCTGAATGTGATTCTATTGCCGATTTTTCTATTTTGGTGTAATCAAGCGTACTTCCTACTTCTATGGTAGCTCCTTGTATACTTGTGCTACCGTTCAAGTGTGTCGTTTTTATGATATGACCATCTATTGTGGTTACAAAACCTGAACTTGAACTATTGATAACATTTGAAACGAACTTTTTACCTAGTATCTTTTCGCCAGTAATGTTCTCTGCATCCACGCTTCCAGCTACAACTTTAAGTGCATTAACAAAAGAAGTTGTTACCGTATCTTTTGTAATCTGCGTTACTTGTGAAGCATTTTGATACCCCTTGCCTTCAACTGCCGACATGGTGGTATAACCTGCTCCATTGGTAAGCTGGTTTGTGTTCGTCGGTATTGTAGGCTGATCCGATACATTCGACCATGAAATAGTGGCGTTAGAACCCATCTGTATTTCATTGCCGACTGTCAACCCCAATGTTTTAACAAATGGTGCAGTTACAGTGTCTTTGGTAATCTGTGTTACTTGAATAGCGTTTTGATACCCTTTTCCTTCAACATAAGTTTTGGTTGCTACATCTTCATTGCCTGTAATCTGCTTCCATGAAATTTCGCCTTTGAAATATCCGCTATCAGCTTCGATGCGTCCGCTAAAATATCCGTTGTGGGCTTCAATAGAACCGTCTTTCAAAATCTTAAATTGATTGGTCGTAGTGGACTTGCCCTGCAAAAATTCCAAACTATCAACGGCGATCAGGCTGGAACTATAGGTTACTTCCAATGTAACATCTTTATTTGCATATATCGTACTGTAGCTTCCGAACAATCCAACTGCACCACCACTAAGCAAAGTGTGTATACCGTCAACCGATGCCGTAACACTTCCATTCTCAATTAAGATGTAGTTAATTGTCGTGGCGTGCCTTGGGTACAATGTGTCACTTGGATATAACTCATTGTTGGGAAATAACACTTCTGCAATCAATGACGAAAAATCAATCTCAAGCGTCTTGCATTTGTACTCTGCATAAGAAGTAAAGGCGTTGCCATATTCTAACTGCGGATAGAAAGTAGTATTTACTGTCTGTCCGTTTGAAATTTTGATAATAACCTGTGATACTTCTATATTTCTTGGCACATTAATAAGTCCACTTGCACCGATATACTGCTGTGATATTTCTCCATCGTCAATAAATCGCAATTCGCAATTAAGACCACCTAAATTCAAGTAGTAGTTTTCATTTGCTTTCAGTGCGAAATTACATTCCGATATGACATATTCAATATTCGCTGTAGCTTTACCAACTACACTAACTGCTCCGTTGTAATTCCTTGTGAATCTAACGCCTGATACTGTTTTTTCTTTTAACGTACAAGGCATCATGTTTTTGCCATGCGTAAGTATTGTCAATTTGCTGTACTCGTAAGGATCAATATCTGTAATGAATACTCTCGGTGCAATCGTCTTAATATCTTCAAGCACGATTACTTTTCCTGTTTCGGTCTGCCGAATGTACTGACTGTCTAAAACTTCGTCGTTTTCGTACAGGTCTTTCCGATAAAGTGGTGCGTTGTCTATCGCTTCCTGTGCTTGCTTGGTCTGCAACTCATTTAATCTTTCGGAATCAAGAACCAAATCTCCGTCGGAATCAATGTAGTATGCCTGAATACAAGCGTATGTCGCCCATTCATCCAAGTTATTATAGCCTGTAGGTACTGCTCCTTTATACTCTGCACAATTATCCAAATAACAGCCAAATGATACGGCACATACATAGCCTGCGTTGTCAAGTTTGTATTTCATATGCTCTCCTTTCTATTCAGGCAATGAAGCTGTACCGTTTCCTATTGCCATCCAAAGTATAGCTGTTGAAGCTGTATTGTTTCTCTGCAAGTAAATAGTAAAACCGTCTTTTGTTGTGTCGCCCACATTGGCAAATACCGTAGCAGGTGTACCAGTCGCCTTATCGCAACACACAAATGGTGCGGAAGAAAACGAATGTGTAAAAACAATAGGCTGTTTAACAACAACATTTGCTGTAGGTGTAGCAACATTTACTCTGCCCCATTGTACTAATACAGGCTGTACGCTATCGCCACCATTCAACAGGAAATAACCTTGTGCTCCATCGCCCACTACAGAAGGAAGCATAGACATTATTTCCGCAACTGACATAAAGGTCTTTGTGTTATACATAAAACCATCTTTGTGCAGATCGTATCTTGCTACCTGTACTTCATTTTCGTATAGTTCGATAGCACACGAACCACCACCACCAGCATTGCCAGCACCAAAATTCGCTTCGTAGTGATTTCCGTACAATGTTCTGTTGGCTTTAACTGCCCTAAACTCTGTATTACTCTTTGTTCCAAGGTACAGATTGTTTTTAGCTTGCACATAGTCTTTTGCAATTCTAAAATCGCCTACGCCTTGACTTAATACAACTTCCACTGGAAAAGAACTTAATTTATCTTCTACCACAAACTCAAAGGTGTATGATTCTTCCAAAGACAAATTATTGACAGTCGCCGTAATACTGAATGTACCGTTTGTATTCCAAGTGGGTATTCCAGTGATGGTTACATAGGAACTATAAGTACCACCTGTCTTATACCTATACTTGAGAACTAACGTGTTAAGTGCCTTGCCGAAACTCCCATTAAAGCAATAACCTGTTAATGTTACCTTTGCGGTTGTCGATGTGGTTTCCGTTCTTTCTATGACAGGTATCTTGTCAAAATGGCAAGGATTGTATTCGACAAACGGAACATTTATTTTTACAAGCGTGGAATATCCTCTACTGTCGGTAGCCTTAAATCGAAATTCATCACTATAAACAGTATCAAAAGTAAAAGGGCTAGTATTTGCGACTAGCCCTACAGGGTTTTCTGTGGATAATTCCTTAATTGTTGCTCCATTTTTCGGTGTTCCGAATACCGTAGCTTTTGGTTTTGACATCCAAAGCACCATTGCCGAACTGTCGCCAGTTAATGCTAGTGTCGCTGGGTTCGTATCTTCCACCGAACCAGTAACAGTAGGCAAGCAATCACTCTTTACAGCGTAGGCGTAAAAACCTGCCGTTGTAGTGCCTACTAAAGTGTTTCCGTTGTAGGTTTCGCAAGTCACAGTACCGTAACCTGATGTGCTATTCGGTATCTTTGCATAGAATGTACTAGCAGGTGGTGCCCATACAACAGTTGTTTGCGTAGTCTTGGTCGCAATAGTACCAGTCGCACCATTAAAGCTATATTTAAGAGTGTGAGTATACGCCTTATTATCTCTCGTAATTGATATTGTTGTGTTCGTGCCTAAATTAAAGGAAGCACAAGCCACTCTCGAAGTCGCCATTTAATCACTCTCCTTCCAAATCGCTTAATTTCTGTATGTTTGACACAAGGTAGTTAAAGTCGGTGCAATCATTTCCTAAATCGTCTTTTGCTTTCGTAATCGAAACATTACCTAACTGTGCATTGCCTACTACAATTAACTTCTGTATTCCTGCTCCACGATGATTAAATATTGCTTGCAAGTCTGTATAGGAATATACCTTCAAGCCCTGCTGATTAATTCTCGTATTGACTGGATCAGTGGACTTCGCAATGTGCAAATCGTTAGTACCGAATGTATACTCCATTTTTTCAATGCTTTCGATGGTTTCCTGCTGTAAGCTGTCTATGCTTTTAACAGTGGTTTCCATCTCAATCTTGAAGGCATCTACACCCTCTTTAATGGTCGTTACCGTTCCTCTTACGATTTCCAAATTGTCGCCCACTTGCGTAGCCAATGTATCGTCTGTGTATTTTGTCGCAATTATAAAATCTTTGTCGGCATACGTTTCGCCTTCTGCCTTTGCCACTTGACAAATATAGATTTCCTGATTATTAAACCACAAATCGCCATTGTCATAAGGTGGGGCTGGCTGTGCTACAAATACCCTTCTTTTTGAATCTGCTGTATCTTGTGCAGAGTTTGCCAATGCCAATGCTTCCGCTACATCGTTATCGAGCAATTTAACCCATTCGTACACGCCATCACACAAAGAAAAACGATATGCAAATCCTGTGTCTTGGTCGTAATACAAATCGCCTAAATGCTCACTTTTTATTGTGTCTGTAGTCCACTCACTTGCTGGGAGATTAGAAAGAGTGGGAACACCAGCATAAAACCATGTTGTAATGTTCCCATCCATTTGATTGTAAATATCATCAATAGTAGACAAAGTAGAAGCCATAAACTCTTCCAATGTCGTATTGGTTTTGTTTATGGCTTCCTCGCTCTGTTTTACTGCTTTCTGTACTCCGACAAGTGATGCTAAGTCGTATTTGCGTTCAAGGTCTGTGGCTGTTCTTACCCCTTGCCTATCTTGCTTACTCATAGCACACTCCTTTCTAGTCCTAATAAATCGTACCGTCATTTCCTACGGTAAAACCTAACACATTCAAAATATCAACCATATCTTCGTAGCTTACATCGTCCCTTGAATCGAGGTACTCTATAATATCGTAGTTGTAGGTATCGTCCTTCGGATATTTACTCTTAAACAGCAATGCTTTTTGACCGTAGTCAATGTCTAACTCATTGAAAATATAGCTTTCAACATTCGCCTTGACACTACCGCTAATAGTATTTCCTTTTCCGTCCTTCTCGCCTTCAATCTCATTTATTGCTTTCACATACTCACGATAAACCGATACATCGCTAGTTATTGCTTTTGCAACTGGGTATTTATCAGGATTTTTATAGAACCAATCATACGCATCCTTGCTACTGCTGTATTCATCATAGGAAATGTTATTGCTTTGTAAGAATTGGTATTTTTCAGGGTTCTTTACAGAGAAGTCGAACTCGTCATAATCAGCAAAATCATCGTAGTTTTCAAGGTCTACATCTTCCTTGCGATCCACAACATTGTTAATCATGATATTTTTCTTTTCCACAGGTAAATCTAACCCTGCAATATAATCAAACTTTTCTTCAAGAGTATCTTGCTCTTTCAAGCCTTCTCTGTATTTCCAGTAGTCCTTAATAGGGATATCTAACTCTACAAGTTCTGCTATCTGCTTTTCTTTTAAAGGCATTCTTTCATTGTCAAAATAATCTCTTGCTTCATCGCTAGAATACTGTCCGAAAATAGCACTCCTTAACCTGTTAGCTGGTGTATCTTCAATAGAGTATCTAAGATTTCCGCTATCGGTATAAGAACCTGCTATGGGGAGTTCATCGTCAAACATTGCAAGCCCCTGTGTCGTCTTTTTAAGCTGTCCGTAACCTGTAGGCAATAAATAGTACGGTGCAGTTTCCTTAATGGTTTCCCATCTTGATTTTTCATTTCCGTAATCGTCCTTACCTGTAATAAACTGCTCTAAAGGCAATGCAGACGAAATAGGAATACGTCCACCAGTTAATGTACTTGTATAAGGCAAGTCGCCTAACAGTGTCAAAAAGCCTTCTTCAAGGTTATCCAATACGGTATCTTCGCTTTCGTCATCGTCATCAAGACCGAATACCTGAATCAACGCTTCTACAATGTCAAATGCAGGATTGTAGCCTGCGACTGATTCAAATGCCTTGCCGAATAGATGCTGAAGCACTGCTAATTGGAAGAAAGTAGAAGCGACTTTAGCAGAAGTTTTCGCATTTCTTACAAGTCTGCTTTCTATTTCCTCATTAGACACTTTTGCTTCTTGGATGGTATCGTAAAACTGACTGTCTAACTGGTTTCTAACTTCCAACTGGAACTTAGTAAACAAACCAAGCATTTTAGAATTGTAAAGCTGGGGTTGCTGTCCTAACGTTCTGTCGCCCAAAATTCTAGAAGCCCATTTATCAGCTTCGATATGTGCCTGCTGTTCGCTCATTCCCTTTCGAGTAAGTTCGTTAAACTTTGCTCTTACAATAAATTCGGAAGAAACATTGTCAACTGCACTCATAAAAAGATAACCAGCGTCGGTTACTCTTTCCCAAGGTGTCTTAGTCAGTCTTTCAACGCCTTTTCTTCTAATCATCATCGGACTGTTTTCGGCAAAACCGTCTGTCTTTCCAACGATTGAACCAAGTTTATTGCTTACTGTCTGTGCAAAAGCCTTTGTAGCATCAAACTTGTTTGACTTAGCAAAAGCCTGAACCATAGAAACTGTATTAGTCAATGCTGATGAAATGTTGCCACCCACCATATTGCTTCCTACTTGCCTATTGACAGTATCTAAGAACTGAATACCACGTCTGCCAATAACACCTTCCAAACCTCTGTCAGTTAAAGATGTTTTTCCAGCTAATACATTTGCTTCTTCGTTTAAGAACTTTGCAAAAGTAGATAAGTGAGAGTTGTACACTTCTTCTATTCTTGCCATTGCTTCTTCTTCTGTCATGCTGTCAAGGCTTTCAAGTCCTTTTGCCTGTCCGAAAGTATCTGCAATGTAGTTTCTTAATGCTCTTAACGTCTGTATATCGTCAATATGGTAAATTTGGTTCTTAGCACTATTCAAGTACCTTTCAACACCACCAACTAAGTCATAAGTTGTCTTATAACCTAATCGCTGTTTAGCACTAGCAAAGTATGGTTGACCTGGTTTTAAATCGGCAGTCATACCGTTAATGTCTGTTGGCAGGTCTTTTAACTTAATGTCATTAGGGTTAAAAGGAATACCAAGTTTTGAGAAAGTATCTTCCATTTCCCTAAAGTGCAAGAAATAGTTGTTTCTTCTTGGAATTTCAGGGTAAAGGTTACGCTTTCTTGATTCGTTAATCATTTCAAGAGTTTCATCGTAAATTTTTCTTATACGATTATCTTTTGCTAACTTCTTGATATTCTCTTGTACCTTTACATCAGGAAAATCTTTTGCAAGTTCTTCATCGCCATACTTGATAAACTTTCCGTCATCATCAACCCAAAAACCTTCTGCATACATCTGTGCGGATGCACTTTCTTTACTTCTAGGCTTGATGCCGTACTCTTTGGAAATCTTCGCTAACAAACCTGCCTTTTTATCCGTAAAGGAGTTTAGCCACTTGATACCTTCCGTTTCATTTTGTGCCACCTTGTTTATTGTCAAGTCATTTAAAATCTGTCCTTCTTTATAGCCTAATGACTTCTCAATAAATCTCTGTGGTGTATTGTCTACGGATGAAAAAGTGCCTTTATCCTTTGCAGTTTCAAGTACCTTGTCAAAGTCATACCCTTTTGAACTGAAAGCGTTTTTGATTTTATCCACAATGCTTCTGTGATAAATCTGTCTTTTGGTTGGAATACCATTCTCTAACTTGTCAATGGTTTCTTGTACCTTTGCAATCTTAGAATCAAGGTTAAATACATTATTACTCTTTCTAAGTTTAAGGTTTTCAATCTGCGTCAACAGGTTAGATGCCTTCTTGGTATCTTTGCGTTTTAATGCGTTGTATTCTGCTTCTTTCTTACTGATCGCTTCATCATAAGCAGTTTCAATAGTAGCTTTAGCAGTTCTGTAACCTTCAAGGGCATTTCGATAGTTTTCCAACTTAGTATCATAGCTTTCTACTGTTGGCAGTTCCGTAGGTTCTGTTGAATCTTCCTCACTTACAACATTGTCAATCTCTGCAATCTTTTCCTGTTGCTGTTCTTCCAGTGAATAAAGCACTTCTACTGCGTCTGCTTCCTGCATAGGTGCAATGTCTGTAAGTTCTTCTAACTCGTCTGTATCTTGGACTACTTCTTGGACTAAATCGGTCTTTTCTTGGGCTACAGGTGCAACATTTTCCGTTTCGGAAACAGTTTCAAGTGCAATGTCTTTTCCATATACATTGTATTTGCCTGTAGGTGCGATATCATTTTTGCCTGATAAACTATAATCAATGTCACTTCCATTTGGAACAATCTCGTCTACTACTTCATTACGTTTCTTCTTGATTACTTCCTGAAGTTCTTCTGCGGAAAGATTGCTATCACGATACTTCTGTCTTTCTTCACCATTCGCAAACTGTTGCAGGATTTCGTTTCTGCGAAGTTGCTCTGCGTTAGCAAAGAAGTCAACAGCCTTATTGAAATCGTAATTTTCAAGTGACAATACATCGTGCGGAGATGCCTTTCCATCAGGAGTAAACATTCCAAAGTCGCCAAGAAACTTATAGTATCCATAAGGAATTTGATAACCACCATACTCGAATGAAATGTCGTCGATTGTGGCATCCTGTGATACATACCCAAGTTTCTTTGAATATTCAAGAACGCTATTTAACACCTTGCCATTGTTTATGACATACTCTCTAAACTTAGGAAGGTATCCAGCCTTGTGGCAAGCGTCAATGTATGCCTTGACATTCTTCTTTATGAGTTCTTCTTTTGATAGGTTTGCTTTGTTGTCAAAATCCCAAAATTCATAGATGTTTATGCCATTTTTAACTTTCGTTAATGCTCTATGATCGCCTTCGGTTTTTGCCCAAACTTCAGTCTGCTGTCTTGTGTGGTCTTTTGTGCCTGAATATCCCTTGATTTCCCTGCCATCTTCTCTTACGATTGTATCTCTTACTGTACCCATCTTAAGACCTGACTTGTGGAATGGAATGCCGTAACCAACATTATCATTTGCCATGATCCAAGCAGACATATCCTCGTTTTGGGATACTGCAATAATACTTGTATTTCCTGTTTCATCTGCATTTACTATGTCATAGATTTCTTCAAGTGCATAAGGGAAAGAATCATTTCTATCAATACGCCACTCGTTGCCATCCTTGTACATAAATATGGAGATGTTTCTCTTAAGGTTTGTGCCTTCTGTTGCTTCCAAGAATGCTGGAACTTTAGTGTATGCATGACCAGTTAAGCCAAGTGTACCTGCTTCAAATATAACCTGAAGAACGTCTGTGTAGTTTTGGATTTGGAAGTCGGAATATGACTGCAATCTAAAACCACCTGTTGAGTTAATCTTGTCTACAACAGACTGCTTAATCTTTCCTCTTTCATCGGTAAGTAGTGCTGTCAACTCACCAAATCTAAAAGGTGTTGCAGACTTCGGCATCTTTGGTTTGCTCTGTCCGTAGAATGAGTTAAATGCTTCGTATACAAGTGGTGCTGTAATTTTTAACTGTGCAAGACCATCCTCTGTTGAGAGTGTTTCTACAGTCAAATCATTAGCACTCATTCCGTACTCTGTTAATATTTCAAGCACACGTTCTCTTAAACTCGCATTGTTTGTCTTAAGAGTACCCTTGCTTTTGCCCTTTTGCTGATACAATTGGTCATTTGACTTGTTATTCGGATCAGTTTCTCTTATGAGTCTTAAAAATGCAGATGCCATAGGAGAAAGATTTTTTCTCATAGACTCTACATAACACTGTCTACATGGCTGTGTAAGTCCTTTGTCTGCCAATACTTTGTGTATATAGAAATAGTTGTCTACATTGTCAAAGAATCTCTTTCCATTCGGAACGCCCTTTGATTCCTCTGCTCTAACAATATCATCATAGATTTCAGCGAAATTCTTTCTCTTATCGCAGATTGTTGAAATGTCGCTGGAAGTAAAGTAGTCGGAATTGGGTTCAAGGGAAGAAAACAGCAATCTTTCTTTACTGTCTTTTATATCTCTCTTTTCTTTGGAATCAAGAATGTCGTACCCTGCCTTCTTTGATGCAATAGCCACTCTAACAATTCCGTCAATAGCCTTCTCAATTTCACTTCTTACCGCAGATTCATCAAAGTTTTCCCTTGTCTGTTTGTAGTTATTTACAACCTTTTCAACATATTCCTTATATCCCTGCGTTTGCTTGTAGTCTAACTTAGCAAACTCGTTAGCACTCATATTCTCATCGCCAAAGAATGTGTTTGCGATGGATGATAATGAATAATCAACTCCCTGTTCGCCATCTGTAACAGCGTTGCTTGCCTTAGCATCCTTGTACAACTTGTCAAAAGCCTTCTTAACCTGTTCAAACTGTTTTGCTTCCTTGCTTCCTGCTGTTGCGATCTTCAAGAAATACTTGATTTCTTCATAAATCCGCTTGAAAACATTTGGTTTTGTTGTGGATAAGTTGTTGATAAAGTTGCTGTCTGTAAATAGGTAATCGCCTACCAAGTCAGCAACAACTTCTCTTTCCAATTTTGCCTTTATTTCTTCAGGTGTACCCTCAAATCTACCCTCATACAGTTTCTTGATAGCTTCAAATCTGCTGTCATATTCTCCTTTTGTGGTAGCATATTCCTTCATTACGCTCTTAAACTCGTTGTAAAGTTCTGGCATACTCTCGAAAACATGAGTAATTTCATGCCCTACAACAGTGTTTAGTGCCTTTTGCGAATTGATATTCAGCTTAATATCGCTTCCAACCACAAGACCGTTGATGGTTGCTCCATCAATAGCGAATCCTGACTCCTTCAAGGCTTCATTTGTCGTAAAATCAAAATTTATATCCTTCTCGGAATGCAATTTTGCCAGCAAATTAACAAAATCATGTGTCTTTCTTGTATCATTAAGCACTCCGCTTTCAATAGCCTTTTTAACCATTTCCTGTTCCTTTTCGTTGTACTTGGTTAAATCAGCTTCAAAAGCCTTGCTTCTGCGACCTTTTTCGTTGTAACTCTCACGAATAAAGGTGTCATTTGCGGTTTTGGTGTCAATTTCCTGTGATAAACGCTCTTTAAGACTGATTAACTCGGTTTCATAGGGATTTTTCTTGTTCTTTTCTATCAGTACATCCCTTCTATCCCTCTGTTCCTGAGATAATTCGATATCTTTTGTCTTATAAAGCTGTTCGTATTCCTGTGATTCCTTCGCAAGATCGTTGTACTGCGTGTATAAATCGCCACCAATAACACTTTCTATCTTGTCAATGTCGATTTCTCCACGTTCAAGACTGTTTTTTACCTCTTTTTCAATCTCGCCTATTTCCTTTTTAGTCAGCTTTTTGCTGTCTGTTTCCTGTTTTTTTACTTCTTCTTCGACTAATTTATCGATTACGGTCTGCTCATTCTGTGTATAGCCTGTGATAAAGTCAGTTCCTTTGGCGTTAGCTTCCTTCAAACTGCCGTTTCCAGTAGCAGGAATATAGCCTGACTGAATCATACCACTTGTTACGGCACCGACAACAAACTGCTCTAGCAGGTTTTCGTCCTCAATGAGTTCTCCCCACTCTTTTTCGTCCATGTATGTAAGTTTCTTCATTACGATATTTCCAGCACCTGCAAGCAATTCTTCAAAACCTTCGCCAGATGCCTTAACACCGAACTCAACCATGTTTTTAGCGACTTGGTTACTTATTTTGCTACTCAATGTTCGTGCAAGCATATCATCAGCACTTGAGATACCTTTACTAAGACCAACCGCACCGATTGCCTTACCCAAACCACCGAATAACAACTCTGTACCTGCGTCAATAGCACCCTTTGAAAGACCGTAAGCAAATGCTTCGCCATCTGTTGCATTGTCGTTATATGCGTCACTCATACCTGAACCCATACTACTTAAGCCCATAGTACCTGTCGTTAATGCAGTTGTACCAGCAACGCTTAAACCACCTGCTGAACCCAAGCCACCTGTAAGGAGAATCGTACCAACCTGACCTAAACCTTGTGTAATGGAATCGGAAGTGTCGCCCAATACGGAATACTGATCCAGCCAATTATCTACACCTTTGAAGGCATCCTGCACACTGTTTTTCTGTGCTTTTTTCTTCATTTCTTCTGCGTATTCGTCAGCACCGAACAGACCAGCAACACCAGCAACTCCATACTGTCCTAAGTCTTTTACGCCTTCAACTAAACCAGCACCACCTTTTACAATACCTACACCTGTATCTGCTATAGTGCCCAAAAAAGCTTGCGGAACATCAAGAACACGATTCCAAAAACCTTTTTTGTCGCCAATCTTTGAGCCCAACTGGAAAAAGTCAAGTTTCTTTTCTTCAGGTTCAAATTTCACTCTATCACTTTCAAGAATATTGCCGTCCTTATCTTCTTTACTTCGGATAACTGTACCGTCATCAAAACGGCGTGAACCACCTTGATTTCCGTAGAGTTCACTAATTGGTGCAATATCTTCCTCGTTCTCGTATTTTTCTAACAAAGATTCCGTATAGTCTTGGAATGACAAGTTTGTTTTCTTATCCTTTTTCAGTTTTTTATATGTATATTCCTGAAATGATGCCATATTGCTACTCCTTTATCCTTGTGGGTTTTCAACTCTCCATTCTACATAGGCGTTAATGTATGCTTGATATGTAGGATATTTTAACTCTGCGGATTGTCCGCCCCTTGCCTTTCTATCCATCCATTCTCTTTCTGCCATCAATCCACCGTCGCCAGATGCAACGCCTTGTGACTTCATCCATGCTGACGCTTGATTGTAGTTAGTAAAGAATGGAATATTTTTTTTGCCATTATCCTTATTAATCTTCACTGAATTGTCATTTACCAAATTAGCTTGTCGCTTGCTTTCTGCCAACTGCGATTCCTTGAATTTCAGTTCTTTCGCAAACTGTTCCTGTTGCATCCGTAACTGCTTCTGCTTAATCTCGTAATCTCTCTGTGCTTCAAGTTTTGCCTGTTCCATTTGCTTCTTCTGCAACTCTAAACGCTTAATCTCCATAGCGTGTTCCTGTGCGTCTTTCTTCTTAAGTCTTGCCATTTCCTCATTAAACTGTCGGATATTTTCATCAAACTGCTTGATTTCCAATGCGTAAGACTGCTCAAACTGCCGTTTTTCTTCTGCAAATGACATTTCAAACTGACGCTTTTCTTCTGCAAACTGCTGTTTCTGCAATGCCATATTCTCATTGTACTGTCGTACTTCTTCTGCAAGTGCATTTTCCTGATTCATTTGTGACAATACATCCTGATAACGGTTGTAATATGTGTTATCAACTTCCATTTTCTTGTTAGCCTGCTCAAGAAGAAGCTGATTCTTGTACTGGAAGCCCTGCAAAGACAATTCTAACTGCTGTTGTAACGCTGTATATGCAATTTCAGCCAATTTGCTGTTATTCTGTAGTTGTGCATCCTTAATAGCGTTATTGTAGTTTAAAACTGCCACATTATAGCTTTCTCTAGCGGTTGCTACTCGGTTTTGGTATGTGTTATACATACTTACTTGAGAAGATTCGCTAAAACCTGTATTCGCAAGTCCGCTTTGTGCCATCTGTTCAGCATTTACGCCGTAAGCGTTACTCTGCTTCTGCCAATCTACATAAGCCCCTGCCTGCTCTTTGGTGTAATCTTTATTTGCCTGCTCTTTCTGCTGTTCTATCTGCTCTATAGCAAAATCGGTGTTATCCTGCTGTAACTGTTGCTGAGTATTCGCCCATTCCTTTGAAGCGTCAATTTGAGCCTGATAATATTTATCAGTTTCGCCTATCATGCCGTCATAGGTGTTCTCAACATCGGTTAATGCCTGCTGTTTGCCTGATTCCACCTGTTTAAAGCGTTCATCATCATAATTGATGTCGTAATTGGTAGCCATGTTTTACCCCTTTCTAGCGTTTTATGTAGCCACCGACAAAACACTCTATTGTGGCTGTTTCTAAGCTGAATCTTGTGTCGGAATGGAATTTCAACTGCAAGTCTTTAAACTTCTTACGCTTGATTCTGCTTGTAAAATAGTCTGTTACATTTTTGTATTCTCCGATAAGTTCCCATTCTGTCTTTTCGGTCTTAACGAATACCGAAATATCCCCTGTTGCTTCCACTACGCAACCTCTTTTATTCGTGGTTTTTTGGTAGTGTGGATGCTTAAACTTATCAAGTGGCGTAGTCCAGTAGCTTTCTACGTCGCTGGATGTGTCTGTAAGCGTGTATACGCCATTTTTAGAGCCTAAATACAAGACACCCTTATAAACCTTGGTGCAAGTAATCACTTCGCTTAAATGCCAATAAAACCACTCGTACTCGACATGGTTTTCATTCTCGAATTTCGCCCTACTGTCTGCAAGATATACTTTGTCGTCAATGAAAATCATCAAGTAGCCTTCCCATTCTTCTAAAAGCATATCTTTGTAGTTTTTCTCGGCAGTCAATACTCTGTCTACTAACGAACTTCTATGAGCGATTACCTGCTCTGTGGTAACATCCCCATTAATGCCTTCCATTCCTCTTTCACTGAAAAAGGCTATATCATCATTAAAATTGATTGCTTTACCTACACAACCTGTAGTTATGCTGGAATGTACGCTGGGATAGATTTTGCCGTACTCATTATCAATAACAGGATTGTGATAAAATACGGTTGTATTTGCCTGTGAAGGTTCTTTAAATACCCACAAAGCATTATTGCCAGCTACAAGCCCTGTTACTTCTGCAAGGTCTAAACCTTCGTTGTAGTAGTCCAAGTCACTGCAATACGTCGGATCATTTAAACTGCAATGCCAAACAACATTTGGGTAGTCCTGATTACCACTAAAAAACACCCTATTATCAAAAACCTGTAATAGAGTGCAATTATTAATTCGGTTTCTATAGCCTGCTACGGTCTTTCTAAACTTTATCCTTACATTGTCCTGTCCTACTGTTAATGGTTCTACAGGTGCTTTCGCAAAGATAATTCTTCCACCTACTGCGTCAACTTCATAAGTCGATGGACTTACTTCTTCGTCATTAACAAATACAAGTGGTTGAAAATCGCTGTCAATGTTCTGTGCGTCCAAATAGTAATCTGTGCTTTTTCCATCGCCCAAGAAGGTATTTACTCGAATACCAGTAAGCATATTTACATCTTCGTACTTCGTGCCACCACCGCTAGGCTTTCTTCCTATGGTCGTGGTCGGTGCATATCCTACTACTTCGCCAATTGTCTGTCCGTCGTACTGCAAGTAGTTAATGCCATCTTTAAAGTACCAAATGTTGTTGTAAATAAAGCTGTTACTCTGTCTTGGATTTAAGCCAGTATACAAAACATTTCTTGTATCGCCTACAATCTTATAAAGAGTAGTTCCGCAATGTACCAGCATCATTTCTGTGTTGCCAACTTTATAAAAGAATATGCCGTATACAGTATTGTCAAATGCTTCTTTTAACGCCATTTTAGGGCGTGTACGAATACTCTCTGTTTCTTTGTAGTCCTTCCATACATTCAAGCTGTCAGGGCTTCTCTGTAGATTGATTTCTTCGCCCCTAAAATCTACGCCACGAAAGGAAGCATATACTCTAGGTACTAAATCGCCTATTGCCATTAAATATTCACGCCCCCTTCAATAGTGAAACTTGCCATCGAATAACGAGGATCAAGTCGCTGTAACATAAGTTCATAACGCTGTGAATAAATAGCACCGTAATTTGTTGATACATCGCTCTTAAGCAAATCGCTTGCTACGCCATAAGGCAATATCTCTAAAGCATCCTGCGATAATTCAAATTCGTATGTATCAGGCGTATCGTCCTTAATTGTTTCAGGGTACTTGTAGTAATAAATCACTGCCTTGCCTTCTTCATAGAAAGTAGCTAAGTTCTCGATAAGTTCGTAACCACCATCAAAACGCAATAATCTAAGCTGATAGAAGTTGTCAAGCGTGTTCATATCAACTACTTGTCCTTCTTCTACTTCCATTTCCTTATATGCAGGAATCTTCTTCATTCTCGCAAGTTCAAATTGCACCTGATTAATAACACTATTCAGTTTTGCTTTAATATCGGGATCGTCTGTTAGATTTGCGTTGTCGGATATTTCTTCGATTAGCTGTAATGTTTTCTTTTTAATTTCAAGCAGTGTCATATTGTACCCCCTTATAAGTCCTCAATACACTTTAATTCCTCTACGGCTTCTTTAACGGTTACAAATGCTTCTACAGGCTTAATATAGCCCCTTCCTTCTTCTTCAAAGATAAGAATGTCGCCTTCTTCCAAATGAATAGTTGTAATGTATGTGCTTGTATATCCTTCGCCCTTTACAGTGGTTACAGATTCAAACACTAAATCTTTCAAGTGCTGGTCTACATTCTCGTTGCTATAATCTAATACGGTGTCTTTGGTTACTCTAATGCCTGCAAGCATATCAATACTAGGTTTTCTAATAAATCTTTCCATGATTCAAACTCCTTCCTTCTTGTCATTACACGACTTTTCATATAATCACAAAAAGGATGGGGGATTTCTCCCCCACTCCTTTATTTCTTCGCTCTAGGTTTCTTTGCATCCCCCAACACTTCTACCATGTTAGGACTGATTGCCTGTATTCTCGAAAGCTGATCTGCGGTTACATCAACCTCTTTACCCTCTTTCAAGAGTTCGCCAGTATCGCCTAAAATGAATGGAATTAATACTCTAACTCTCTTCATAAGCTACACCTTATGCAGTTGCAGTCAAAGGCACTTTAACAACCTGAATACGCTTCTCGTCAATAACCTTTGCACCGAAAGTATCAAGACCACGAATGATGTCTTTGAAACGCTTTTCTGCTCTCAAAGCTTCAACCTCGTTAATCTGTCCTGCAAAAGCAATAGCCTTCTTACCACGAATATCGCAGTATGCTACAGAACTATCCTTTGCCATGTTGTTAGACATAACTACGTCGAAATCGTCGTACTTACCTACAACGCCCTTGCGGATCAGTTCAGGGTTATTGGTAGACAAGGTAATTAAGTAGTTCTTGAATACGTTGTAAACCGCAGGGGTAATTTCGATTACGCCTTCCTCGTCAAAGTTACGCTCTCTTAAAGCTACAATAGCCTTGTCGATAGCATCCTTAACTGCTTCCTGAGTTAAGTTGGTAGCGGTGGTAGCGTTGGTAGCACCCTTAATAAGGTTTGCTACATAGGTATCACGAGCAACTGCAAGACCATGTACTGCCTTCTCCTGATACTTCTCTGCAAGACCAGGAACGGACTGTGCCTGATTTACATCATCAACGTAGAAAGCAAAGTAGTTAGCCTGATCGATGGTTAATACCTGTCCTCTGTCGCTCATTTCTTCGATGGTAATATCCTTAGAACCATCGTAAGCACCGATAGTAGGCTCGCCAACACCAAGAATCTTTACAGACTGTGCGTGCTTTACATCTCCTTCGTAATCTCTCAAGCAGTTGTCTACCAACTTACACTTGAGTTCCAAGTCGTCCTGAATCTTCTTACTCCAAATTGACTGAATAAAATTTGTTACTGCCATAATGATTTTTCTCCTTTCATACTAGGAAGCATTACCATTTGTGCATTGACTGTTCTACTGCTTTAAACAGTGCTGGGTTTTTATCAAAGTCCTTCTTTGTGAACTGTAAGGCTTCATCCCTTGTATAGAAGTCCTTTACCCCATTGTCAGGTGCATTTGTATTAGTCATACTTCCTGCTGTTCTTACATCTTTTTTAGGTTGCATTTTGTTGTAGATTTGATAAATCTCTGTAATAGGTGTATTAGAAGAAAACTTATTAGCAAATTCCTTAAACTCTTTTGATGCGTAAACATCCTCTGTTACGCCGAGTTTAGACAATTCCTTAGTCTGTTCCGCACTCTTGCGGTATTCTGCCAACTCTTTGAAAACTGCTTTTTCTCTAGCAGTCATATTGTTTAAGCCGATGTCTGCCAAACGGTCTACTTCTTCGATTACATCATCAAGACCAGCGTTGATAATGTCGCTTGCATCCGATTTGGCTAGGGCTTCAATATCCCTTGCAGAATAAGAAGGCTCTTTCGGAATCTGTATTCCTTTGCCTTCGTAGAACTGTCTAAAGGTGCTTGTTACTTCCTCTACATCTTCCTTGCCTGTACCAGCTTTTAATACGTTCTCTAATTCGCCGTACTTTCTTTCGTATTCCTTACGAATCTTTGCTGTATTACGAGCAATTTTCTTGCTTAACACTTCATCCAACTTCTTATTGAAATCTTCTTCTGTGTAAAGCTTTTCAGGCTGTGCCTGTGTTTGTTCTGTGGTTGCTTCCACGTTTTCAGCGTTATTTAACGCAAGGTTCTCCATTTCGCTCATACGAAACTCCTTTCCTATTTTTTGATTAGTGTTTGCTTCACTGTTTCCATGTGCTTTTAATGTCATCAATGCTCGGACAAAATAAAAAAGCCCTTGTTAAAAGGCTTTTTAAACGGTTTTATATTGCAAGGGTAGTTTTATACCACCCCTGCCATTTCTTCTCCTTCTATGGGCATTTCTGCACTCTGTAACTGCATCTGTGCATCTGCCATCTGCTGTGCCTGTGCGTCTGCATCTTCCATAAGGAACATATTTGCTCTCTGTTGCATTGCCTGTGCCTGTGCCTGAATCTCTGCAATTCTCGCCTGTTCTTCTCTAATGAGTTCTACAGCTTCCTTAATCTTTTCTTTAGGTGCTACGCTGTCATCGTCCAAGAGTTCCGCATATATTGCTAATTCGCCTACTCTTTGTGCTGTTAATAAGCCCTGCAAGAGCATATTTTCAATGGTCTGCTCTTGTGCGAATCTGTCATATACGCCCTTTGGTGTAATATCCACCTTAACAAACGCCTGCAACTGCTGTAATGTAACCTGTGGCACATTTACAACCTGTACAATTTCCTCTCCAGTCGTCGGATCAACACTTTCTTCTTCAAGGTTAATGCCATCAACCGAATGTACAATGAGATATTCAAGCCAAATCTTTGCAATATCCTCAATGAAGTTCTTGTAGCTTTCCTTCTGTTCCGTCATAGGCGACTGTGAAGCCTGCTGAACTGCCAAAATAGCACGTCCACTTGCTTCTTCAGGGTTAATCTGTCCTGTAGCAATATCTCCTGCACCTGCCAAATCTCTTGTAACCTGAATTAAATCGTCCTGCAACTGCTTAACATCAGGCGACATCTGTGCTGGTGTAAGAGTTCCTACTACCTTATTTACATCGTCTACGGGCTGTCCGTTGGTTTTGATGATGCCACCTACTGTATTTACGTCTGTAGGGTTTGAAATCTTGCTAACATCAACCACTTTCTGCGGATATGCCTGCTGTTTAACTGTAATTACTCGTCTTAACTCGGTTCGGTTTACTTCGATTTGGTTAGGAATAAGGTATCTTACCTCGCCTTCTCCTCTTGCCGAGCCTTCTTTTTCTTCCCAATTGAAATGTGCAATAGGATAAAGACTTAAACCTGTGTCTACATCCTCTACAATGTCAACCCAGCGTGTAGCACATGAGAAATGCACTGTTTTATCCTTTTTGTAGAACTTGTAAACGATAGTTACCATGTTATCAAGTTCAAGCTTTGCACTTTCGCCTGATTCCTCAAAGGTATCGTTATCGCCAACGATGAAATACGACTTTTCTTCGCTTAAACCTTCTGCAATAGCAAATTCTCTTGCATTTGATACAGGCATACGCTTTCTAATGAGGATGTACGGCTGTTTTTGGATGTCTTCGTCATTCTCATTGCCATAATATACGTCATTCTTCTTTACAATTTCATTGACAGGAAGCATCTTTTCTGTGTCAAAGTCGACATACATAATGCCTTCATCGTTAATTGCAGAATCTTTTGTAAGCTTTCTGCCCTTGAAGTCCATCTTGTCTTTTTCCCACACTCTTGAAGCGTATCGGTTAAGCATATCGCAATACCTTTCTGCTTCCTTGTGGAACTCTCTGTTTTCATAGTTCTGTGAACTAAAGACAATGGCATACAAATTGTCGTGAATTACGCCCACTTTGTACTTAACTATGGGCTTTATGAAGTTCTTTTGTACTGGTTCTACGTCGCCTAACTTAGCACCACCCCACTGATCGCCACCATACATACGATAGTTGCGGTCTGTATCAGTATAGATTCCAGTCATTCTGTGATAGTTTCTGCCTTTTTCATACAAGCCCCAAATATCTGTTTGCTGTATTTCTTTAATATCCATTATCCCACCTCACTTTACCTTGGCACATCTTCCTGACCTGTTCCTGTGCCGTCATATTTCTCTATATTCGATAGAATTACGTCCAGCCTATTCTTCTCCGCTTCTGCTTCTTTCGCTTCTCTATGAGCCTTATACGCTGTTACAGGGCTAGGTATCTTTGGTGCTTCTATCTTTTCGCCCTTTGATACACTCTGTCCTACTTTTGCACCAATAAAAAAGCACACTGCATTGAGTATGCCTACTACTGCAATTATTAAAATGGTTTCCATATATCCCCCTTATACAATCGTTATCTGTTCGCCAAAATCATGTTGTGTTTCGTTAAACTTCTCCACATTGAAATGATACTGCGGATTGACAACTATAGGTTCTTCAATAAATACTACCTGCTCTCTTATGTGATGTGCTATTGCAAGCGACATCATTTCGTCATCGTGTCCGCCTTCAGGTGCTTCAATACGTCCCTTCTCATTACGGATGATGGTTAGCAGTTCTTCCAGTGTTTCTTTGTCGTTTATGGTGTCGCAATGCTCTCTTACTATCTCTATCAATCTAGAAATGATTGTAGGTCTTGTAAGGCTGGTAGTCTTAAAACCGAACCTCTTTTCTGTCTTTCCTGTATAGGTGTCCTGAACTGTTCTTACAAACTGATTCATATAACCAAGTCTTTGCAGTTCCATAATTGGAAAGCTGTCGAAGTTCGCTTCAATACCTACCAAAGCATCCTTGTAGTATTTACCCAAACAATACACCTGCTTTGTAAACTGATCCGCATCAAACTGCTGTTTCAGCTTTGCAACCTGTATTCCTGTCTTTGCGTCTATTACATGGGAAACAAAATAGTCGCTTCCTTCTCCTGCCGTATCACAACCGATTGCATATTTCGTAATTGTTGGTGTATTCGGTAATTGGTATATGCTTATATATCCATTCCTATCGTTTACCCACTTAATATTAGTAATTGATAGTCCGTCATAGTCATATGTGAAGTAACCAACCTTTAAAGGCTTTTCTATAACTTCTAAACGTGCAAGTAATGCTTCTGTATCGAATACATTGTCGCCTGATAGTAAGAAAGCTTCGTGAGGGCTACAAGGATATTCTTGCCTTATTAACCGCTTATCAATATACCCTTCAAACTTCTTGTAATACCAGTATAGCTGTTCTATATCCAGTTTCTTTTCATCCCTTAACCATCTTAGGCGTTCATATATCCAATCGTTTTTCTTCTCTATACTGTCTATAAAGGCGTCCTTTATATCTTCACTGGGAATAGCAACTCTATATTCTTTTGTTTTCCACCACTCATAGAAGCAGTTAATATGTACGCCACTATCCCACATGGTCTTGTAGTCGTTATATCCGTTTGCTGTACTTTCGTATATCTTAATACAATTCTTTGTAAATGCTTCTCCCAACGCACCCTGAACAGGGCTTATGCCGTCTTTCCAAAAGGCACATTCCGAACCATGAAAGAAGTTTACTGTTCTTGAACGTCCTACATCCTTTGTCGCTGTATCGACTGCCCAACTACTATTAATCTTTTCAAACAACAACTGCCGTCTGTTATTGAATTTCTCTGTAGGTTTTAACGCATCAGGCAACTGTGAATATGGATACTTGGCTTTATTTTGAAATATCGCTTCCACGTTGTCGCTTCTGTCTGCAAGCGTGAACCCTTGGAAGTTCCTTCTTGTTATGCTGTAGGCAAGCTGTAATGCCGTTATAAGCGTCGTAAAGCCTTGCTGGCGACCTTTCAACACAAGCATTGATATATTTGTTATCTTGCCTATATTAAAGTCCTCTATTGCCTTATTAAGCGTTTCTATAAATTCGTATTGTACGTCATTCAAAAAGAATGGCATTGTCTGCTGGTTCTTATCTACTACAATAAACAGCAGTTCTATTAGCTTTTCAGGGAATGTTTTTACTTCCGATAGCAAATTATTGTTGCTTGTCAGTTCGTTTGCTATGGCTATTCTTAATTTCTTGTCAAATTCAATGCTATGTGTGGTTTCCCACTTCTCTTTACGCTTTTGGATCAGGTAATCGGCTGTATAACTCATAACAAGTCCTCAAGTTTAACTGATACATTCCCTTCTACTTTGGTTACATACTCGCCCTGCATCTTATTCATCAAGTCAATAGCACTTAATTTATTCTTCATACTGGTAGGCATTTCTACTTCGATTGCTTCGCCGTCTACCATCTGTATAATCTTTTCGCCCTGCAATCCCATAATCACTTCTGTAAGGTACTCTAAACGCTCTTTAGCAGTCATTATAGTAGCATCTTCTAATCTGTCTTGCAGTTCTTTATACCTTGAGGAAATCTTGCTGTCATTAAATAACCTACACGCTTCTTCGTCTATGCTCTTATCTGTCATATTCTCCGCATCATAACTGTTCTTATATGCTTCACGCTGGCTCATTCCCTGTATTAAGTTTCTAACAAATTTCTCCTGCTTCGGTGTAAGCATCTATAATCACTTCCTTTACACAACAAAAAAGAACCCAACTCACACAGTCAGGCTCTTTTTCTTACGAGGGCTTTTACATCATTGAAAAAACAACGGATGGATGGTTGAATATGTCAACTTCCACTTTATATTATAACACCGTTTTTTGAAAATTCATTAGTTATATGTTGCGTTTTTATGCTATTTATTGCGTTTTTATGCGTTTTTTTTATAGTTTGCTTTCGTAGATCACTTCTCCAGTTGTCTTATCTCTGTATATTACCTCTACTTCACACCCTAACGCCTTTGCTGATTCCCTCAGATCATGGTCTTTTATACTGTTCCTCTTGAATTTGGTATTGTAGTTCTGTGGACTTTCCCCTAATCTTCGTGCCAGTTCCGATAAACTAATACCTCTTTTTAATGCTAATACTTTCAAATCTTCTACAAACATAATAACACCTCCGTACTATTATATTACTACTTTTTACACATTTTGTAAAGCATTTGTTTTACATTTGAAAATAGAAGTTTCATAAATTCAAACATTTTTATAAAATTGTGCTTGACATTATCAAACGATTGTTTTATACTAAGGTTAAGAACAGAGGACAACTCACAGAAAGGATAGGTAAGGGATATGATGACAGCTAAACAGAAAAGAGAATGGGAACAGGAAAACGGAATGGAATGGCTTGAAGATGATGAGGAATTAAAAGAAATGAGTGACAACGAGTTGTTATTTGAATTGAGAGCCAATTTTGAAAGAGGTACTAAGATAGTAAATATCTTAACAGGTAGAACAATTCAATTATAAATCTCACAGCTGACCATATCGGCTATACGGTGGAATACAAACAAAGGGGAACTTCAAATGACAATCACAAAACTTACTAGCATACTTGCAAAGCATGGTATCAAATTCGAGATAATAGGCAACAAGGTAATGGCAGAGGATCAATACACAATCAATGGAGTTCTTCACACTGACACGCTAGACATGACAGACATTAGTCCTGAACAACTATACGACTGGTTAGGATATTAAGGGGGAAACGATATGAAGATCACTACAGAAGTATTAGAAGTTTTAGAGAATAGCTTTTTAACAGATTTACAGGACGCATTGGAAGTCGAAACCGATGCGTCCTGCTGGAAACTATAAGCGAAGAAATATCAAGACGAATTGACAAAAATGACATTAGGTATATTATTAGGCAGATTGGAGTTGATATTATGACGATAACAGAAGCACTTAATATTCCAGTGGGAATGACTTTTGATGAATACGAAAAACTATTGAAGGAAAAGCAAAAGCTAGAAAAGCAGATAGCAAAGGCAAGCACTGATATTGATTTTGAGAATGACAGTTTGGAAGTATTGGCAGACGAAAAAGGAAGCGAACGATACAACAAGCACTTGCAAAGTAAACAAAAAGCAGAAATCAAAAGAGAAAAGGCACAAGCAAAACTAAAGGCAATCATGGAAAGAATAAGTAAATAAATTAGAGAAGCAGGGGTTTAATTCCCTGCTTTTTCTCTTTCATCCAGTATTCTTTGTATGTCCTTCTTTCCGCTTCTATGATGCCGACTAGCCCACTCATACGCCCTTCCTGCTTCTTTAGCAATTCCTTTTAGTGTTTTATCGTCTACATATCGCTTATGTAAAACTATGGCTTCGTTTGGCTTTAAAGAACCTATAGTATCTATAATCTCCTGACGCTTTTCCTCATAATCTTTCATAGTCGCTTCTATGTCGCTATATGATATTACTGCATCTGCCATCTTTTCTTTGCTTGGGCTTGACTGTACCTTGTTTGGCGTTAGGTTGCTGGTACGTTTCTCTGCCGTTTCCTTTAGCTTTTTAATTCTATCCCTGCAACTCTCTATACACGCATCATAGTACGATATTTTACCTAAATAATCTTCTGCATTCACTTTAAATTACCCCCTAACTTTTCAATACACGCCATTACACGTTTGTTTTCTTCCTCTTTCCCATGTTCATAACCACATTTATACATATAGTCCATTACTTCTTCGTAATCATCATCAGCAGTCACAATAAGCAATATTCCTACAATCATGCCAATTATAAAAACTGTTACGCATAACATTATTACATCACAAGTTGCCATAACTACTCTCCCTTCTTCGTTTATAATTTAATAGTTATGTTTGTTTCCATGCTTGCGTGATCGTAAAAATGTGCCACTTTAATTTTTTCTGCTATATCAAGAATTAGTTTTCGTCTTTGTTCTCTCAATCTGCTTTCAAACTCATTTGCGTATTTCTCTGTAAGTTCTGCTTGCAGAATGTTTGAATAATCCTCTAATTCGTTTTTAATCAAGTTGTGTACTACTTCTACTATGTCGCCTTTCATGTTACACCTCACTTTCCTCATACTCAAAATATATTTTTTCAAAACAATCTACCAACCTATCAACCATGTTTTTAAAATTGCTGTCCGCTTCTTCTCCAAGATTATCTCCATAAACAAGCAATCCTTTTGACTTGCAATACTCTCCTTTTGTCATTCCACACCTACTTTCTTTAATTCTCTACGCATCCCACGTCTATTCTTGATAACCAACTTTTTGCTTGTTTCATTAATTACCAACCAATTAGCAGGATTGAGTTTGTGCTTTTCAATTAATACTTTCTGCTGTTCATTTGGCTCGGTCATTCCACACCACCCCTTTTCACTATCTGTACTGCACGTTTAAAACCTTCGCTTACTGCTATATCGTGCTTATCATTGCACTCTTCGCCACTTTCTCTCCATCTCTCAACTTCGCTCTCAAGTTCTGCCACAACCTTTTCCACATCATAGGCTGTTGGCTGATAAGATAAATCAAAAAGCATTTGGTCTTTTATATCGTCTGTGCTTTCTCCATCTTTGTATTTTTTCTTAATAAATTTTTCAAAAGCATCCGCATCAATTAATCTCATTTTCTTCTGCTCCCTTCAAAATCTCGTCTATGCAAGTGTTAAAACCTTCGTACCAAGTTAGTGCTGTCATTGTTTTAGCCTTTTTAATATCCGCTTTCTGTGGCACTTCACGTAACGGACAAAATGAAGCTCTACATTCATCAATTCTGCCATAAGTATATTTAAGCTTAGATTGACAATATCCATCTTTATGTAGATTACACTCACTACAACTTTCTGGCATATCCATTACTAATATTGCTTTGCTCATTCCGCACCGCCTTTCAACTGCTCTTTGTATTTTCTTATCTCTAAATCATCAAAATTAACTTTCATAGATTTTTTATCTCTTTGAGTTTTGAGAAAATCAAATACTTCATCAATAGCCTTGTTGTAGCCATATTCTCTGCACTTTTGTAGTTCTTCGGCTCTGTCAATACTGCCCTGGTTATAACCTCTGCCATAAGCATTTTTTACTTCTTCCACTGTACCGATTGCTCTGTACTGTTTGATTTCTTTTAATGCTTCTATGATTTCGTATATAATTGGTTCATCTTCTGCATCATTCCAATCCATTACATCATACATAAAATCAATCAACTGCTCGTTTGTGTATTCATTCTCCGTCATGCTCATTCTCCTTTGCTAACTTTTCATAAAGCATATAAAATACTTTTCTTTGAATCTCAAAATCTCTTTCCGAAACATCATTATCCTTTATCCAATTACAAGTCTTTTTTATCTCCTTTTCTTGTTTAAAAAGGCTAATATGGTTTTGAGTAATTCTAATAATCTGTGTGGCAACTAATACTGTTACCATAATAGTTAAATATGTATTCATCCTCTCACTCTCCCATCTGCTAAATAACTACAACTCCGCTATACTTTTCTCTGTCAATTTCTATTTCACTTTCTCTTAAATCATCAGTACCATTGTAATAACCGCCACTATCTCTGTGCTGAATTTCTACGTCATAATCTAAGCAATCATTCCTTTTCGCCCAATCATAAAATTCTCTTACTGTCATATTTACTCTCCCATCTGCTTTAATAAACTCCAACGTTATACATGGTTCTTAGCTTTATTCTGCCATTTCCTTTTTTTCTTCCCTTTTTGCTTGCCTTTTTGAATGGCGTTGTAGCTTCGTCCCATTCCTCAAGTAACTTCGGTGTCATACGGTTTGCTTTGCCTTCTGTCTTGTGCGGTTTCTTTTCCGTAGATATAAACCACACATATCTAATTTTCTGTTGCAACGCTACGGCATTATAGATATGCTTTGTAACTACTCCTAACTTTTTGGCTAAGTATTTTGCGTCGCCTTCGATAATCTCTCCTGTTTCAACATTCGTTGCTCTGTAAACTTGCATATTCAACCATCCTTCCTAATATTTTTCTTGTAATTCTTTCTTTAACGCTTCCGCTTCTGCCTTAAGCGTCGGATCATCATTAACCATAACTGGCGTTAATGCTTTTTCTAACTCGTCGAAATTATAATCATTCTGCTTAAAGTCATTGAAGCTGGGCTTCTTCTTCATCCAGTCAGGTACAACCTCTTTTCTTCTTGGGCTTTCTGCATCTTTCCTAGCCCAATTTCTAATAGTTGCATAATGACTTTTATACTTCTTTCCAGTAGAAGCAACATAGGATGAAAGTCTTTCAATCCGTTCTGCGTAGTCCGAATATTCGGTCTTTAACTTTTCCAGTTCTTCATCAGTCAATAATACGTTTTGATATTCTCCGTATTTATGCTTTGTGGGCTTTTTCGATTCGATAGAATCGGATAATACAATACTCTTATCTTCTTCTAATCTATTCTTATCTTCTCTTATCTTATCTGTTGCGTTACATTGCGTTACAGATGGCGTTACAGTAACGTTACATGATAAAGATTTTTGCTTTTCTCGGTGTTTTGCCACTCTAAGCCTTGTCTGTTCCTTAATTTGTTCCATTTTGTCTATATTTTGATGCTTTTCCCAATTTGGAATAGTAATCACACCGTCAATCAATTCAATCATTCCGAATTGTTCAAAAGTCTGTAGTGCCAACTGCACTGTTGATTCTTTCCTTCTAAATATGGTTGCCAGCATCTTATCTGTGTAAGCTATCTTGTCGCCCATCAGGAATACACCGCTATTATTCTGCTTACCTGCAAGGCATAACAACTTGAACCAAATAACAATGATAGAATCTGCTTCAGGTAGACTTTCGATAAGTAATATTTTCTCGTCGTCAAATACATCTGTTGTAATCTTTATCCATTTAACGTCTGCCATTATCATTTTTCCTTTCCGTAAAATTAAGGCAATTCTTTACGCCTTCAGGCTTGCCCTTGCAATCAAAGAATTTCTCGCAGTGTAAGCACTCTTTATCTTTTAGTAGTTTCTCCATTTCCACCCCGCCTTTTTCTTATCCATCTCTTTGGTTTCTTTGCATATACAACTATCATGCTTTATGCCACCATTTTCACGCTCAATCACAATTCTGCTTTTTCCTGTCATTGATGCAAAATCGCAAATCTTACCCAACATTGGTGCATCACGCAAACTCTTATAGTATATGCAACCTTCGCACACTCCCTTATCCTTCATAAAGCCCCCTTGCATATTCCTTAAACACTTCTTCGTTTTTCTTTCTCTCTGCTTCTACCCTGCCATTCCCTGCAAGTTCAGGATGCTTTTCTCTCATTCTCTGCCCTGTTCTCCTGATTGTTTCAAATACAGGCAGTCCTAAATCTTTTCTGTGCCTTATGACACTTTCAAACGGCATCCCCAAACACATAGGGTTAATTCTCTTGCATACTGCATATATCAAATAGTCATCGCTGTTTCGTGCCATCATATCGCTTTCCAAAACATCTTTTACAACGTCCTGTGTGGTTTTAATCTCCGTTGCTTTGTTCATGCTGATCTCCCTTCAATAACTCATTAAACTTTTCCAATGCTTTGATTGATACCTTGTTATTTGCCTTTTCAGGCTTCAAGGAAACAACCAAGTGCTTGTCAATAATATGTACTAACTCTTTCGCAAGGTTCTTTCTGCCCTGCTTTAAACCGTCATAATAGCCCTTTGCAGGCTTGTATTCGTCAATCTGCGTCTTTCCCTTGCCTTGACCGCCTGCTGTCTTATTCCGTAGCTGGTAGCCCTTCTTGGCACACCACTGAATAAAATACTGCTCTTTATCATCCAGCATATATGTAGGGAAGTTTCCAAACTCTATAACCCATCCATGCGGATTGTTTTCCGAATATAGCCCATGTTTTTTCAGTGACAAATCTATATGCTGATACCCTGAAAGATGCTGTGCAAGTCGTGATAACACATTCTTTGCTTGCCCTACATAAGCGTATTTGATGCCGTTTTCATCAGTGCGTACTAGAAGATATATTCCGCTTCTGTCATTAACACTAGGATTGACTGCAAGTATTCTCTGCTTGTTCTTCTGCTCTATAGCCTTAATCTGTTTTATATTCATATCCGAACCCCCTTAATTAAAAGGGAGTTCTTCGTCCAAGTTGTCAGGAACAGACATAAAGCCTTCTGTTTCAATAGGTGCATTAATCTTGCTTGCACCTTCCGCAAAACCACTCTGCTTACTCTCGCAAAATTCCTGATCTTCAACAACAATATCTGTGGTGTAAACCTTCTTTCCGTCCTTGTCGGTATAACTACCAGTTTGAATACGTCCTGTAATTGCAACCTTCATGCCCTTACGGAAATACTTTTCTGCAAACTCTCCTGCCTTCCCAAAAGCAACGCAATTAATAAAATCTGCTTCCTGCTCTCCTTCTCTCTTGAATCTTCTATCTACTGCCAATGTATAGCGACTTATTGCCATAGGCTCATTGCCCTGCGTATATCTTGTTTCTACGTCCCTTGTTAATCGTCCCATTAAAATAACTTTATTCATGCTATTAATCTCCTTTTCTACTTTTCACATATACTAACAATGTGTCTGCATAATTCTTCTGGAATAACGCTTCTTTCCTTGCTTCCTTTCAGTCCTTGCGTTCCTGTTTTGCTTCCCCTTGGTGCTTTTTCGTGGCACGAATCGCCATTTTTGCACATGGGTTTGAACTGTGGGTTAGGATGGTTCGTCCAAATATCTGTTGGTTTCATTCTTTTGTCGCCATATTGACAATATGTGACTGTATACCTCGGAAGTGCTTGCATCCATGCCATTTTTCTCATTCCACCCCTTGGGTTTTCAATGAAATAATACTTCGGTTGCAACTCTCCGATAAGTTTCAAAACGTGTATATCCACCTTGTCGCAAAACTTTGCATACTCACTGACAGGATCAAGATTTCCTGTTTCTTCATTCTTCCTTCTGTGATGACTAATTGAAGCAATGCTGAATGTCGAACAATCAGGAGAAGCCCAAATAACATCAGGTTTGCCAAATTGTTCAAGAATATCCTCTGCTGTTATAGTTCCTATATCTGCATACAGATTGATATTTTCAAAATCTCTATTCCATTCAACAGAAAACACTTCATGCCCATTTGCTTCAAAAGCCTTTCCTATACTTCTTGTTCCTGCGAATAATTCTAAAATTTTCATATTCTACCTTTCTATATGTATGATTTTCCAAATACTCGTATAAAATCTTCCCTTGTACCGTATGTACTTTCCCATATAGCCTGTGCTTCTTGCTTGTATTGCAGGTCTATTTCTCTGTCCTTGTGTGGACTTTCATCCCCTTCATGGTGCAAATAACAAAGAGGAATAACCATTCCATATTTAATGCTAAGTTTTCTATTCTTTCCGAAAAAAACTTCGTGCTTATGCGGATGTGGTTTGCCACACACTATGCAATAGCCCAAATCATCAACTAAGATACTGAATCTCTTATCCGCCATTCTGCCTTCATCCTTTCCAGTTCCATAGGTGTAAGAGTTTCTATACCTAACTCCTTCGCTTCGCTTACAATACAATCAATGAAGTGTGCCATTTCCGCACTGTCATATTCACTTGAGCCTTTAATCATCAAATACGAATCAAACTTCCCATTGCTTTTGTAAAACTTCCAATGCCCTTCAATCTTTGACATATCTACGCCTGCTTTTACCGTCACTGGTATATAGCCTTCTTCGTCTTGGTATAGGTAGCCATATTTCTGTAGCATTTCTTCGTATATTTCTTCTTTGCTACTCTTAATATCAGGATGGTTCGCAATTTTTGTGATGATCGCCCAGCAATATGCGTTAGCATCCAAAGACCGTTTTTTCTTATACGGTTTTGCCGAAATGCTCAACTTCTCACATGATTGAATAGCATTAATAGCGTCCGTTGGTTCTTCGTTCAATTCAAAGCTGACTATTATTTTCTTTGACACCCAATCACGACTGACTGAATGTAACCTACCTGTGCAATCCATCATTTTTTCTCCGTCTTTTCAAAAATCTTCAGTGCAGAAACAAACATCTTTTCTGTCATTTCTTCCAATGAAGCAATCTTGAATCTCTCACACACTTTTTCTTCTGCCACGTTATACTCAGTGCATCTATTCTTGATTACCTCAACCTTTGCAGATGAAATAACTGAATCTTCAATCTTCTTTTGTTCCTTTGCTACATTTGCAGGCGTACCAAATTCGATTTCATTTTCAGTCTTCAGGTTCAGCACTTTCACATACACTATCTTTCTGTTATCGTACTGGATGTCAGTCACAACAAAGCTATCCTTGCAAGTCCACTTGTTACTATTTCCACTCTGTTCAAGTGTTTTTAAGTCCTTCTTGAATACAAACATATTCGGTGCTGTGTATAGTTCTCTGCCGATGCCCCAATTGAAACAGGCACGTTTGAAGGAATCGGATGCAAGCCCTTTTTCTGCTTCTGTGAAACTTTCTGTGCCTGTATCTTCTTTCTCAATCCACATATTCTTTTCTTTATCCCAAATGGAAACGATACAATTTGCATTATCTCTGCTGTGATGTCTTTGCCAGTTCATAGCACCTACAGTTTCGTCAAGGATGTTTTGGTCGCATCTTGCGTCCTTATACAGCAACAAACCAACGCCCCACTGACTACAGGTTGATATACGGCAGTCGATTTCGTCTGCTCTTAATACTCTAAATTCTAAATTATTCATTCTCTGCACCTACCCTCTCAAGTTTGTATGATGTTTCACAATCAACTCCGCAACGAGCTACTCTTTCGATTAACAATGTAAGTTCCGACAAATCATCGCTAGACACAGCCAATCTTTCAGGGATTGTACCCTCTATAAATTCCGACTGTCTTTTCTGTTCAATAGTAAGTTTCCACATATTCATTTCTCCTTTTCTCTATAAATCTTCGACTGATACCCTGTAATGCTTCTTCAAGCAATCCTCGCAAATATGCTCGCCCTCAATGTCGTAGCAGTATTCGTCTTGCAGGGGTTCTCCGCATTTATCGCACTTGGGAAGTTTCTGTAGTTCTGCTTCCTGCTCTGCATCATGCCTTGCCCACAAATCGTAGTTATCTAACATCGCTACCACCTTTCTTCATTTGCCAGTGAGAATAGAAGTAACCACGCCAGCGACAAGATCATAATTACGGCTGGTATAACACATGATTCCGAATCCATTGCCGACATTGACAAGGTAAATAAGATAACTGCCGAGTAAGTAACTAACCATAAAAACTTGTTATGCAGTTTTGCTTTTAACTTTCTTTTTTTCATTTTCTACTCCCTTCATAAATTGCTCTGTTGCTTTTCTAACTGCTTCTTGATTAACTGTGCCGTATACTCTTACGGTTGCACCTTCGCTTTTAAATTCTTTCATTGTTTGCTCTCCTATTATAGTGATTTTAAATCACGTCCAAGGCAAAAAAAATACGCTCTTTATCTTTCAGGTTTGTTATATCAAGTAAATCACAAAGCAAACTAATTTCAGTAGTCGTAAAATCACTCTTATTATTGATTTTGTTGTGTAAACCTTGTCTTGAAAGACCTAATGCTTTCGCAATATAACATTTTTTAAGTCCTGATTTCTCGATAAAGCGTTCAAGTTCTTTTACATTAGTCATTTCATAACCCCCTTTCTGTCTTGTTGATTTCAAATCACTATCTCAATATAATACCAGTGTGATTATTTGTCAACTACTTTTTGCAAATTTGTTGATTTAAAATACAAATGGTGGTATTATGCTATTAGAAAGGTGGTGTTGAGCATGACAAATATAGGTGTATATATAAAAGAAAGGCGAGAAGCATTAGGAATGTCGCAAGACGAACTAGCCGAAAAGATGGGATATAAAAACAGGTCTACTATTGCAAAAATAGAAAAGGGCGTAAATGATGTTACTCAAACTAATGTTGTGAAATTTGCAGAAGTATTAAAAACCACTCCAGCTTATTTAATGGGATGGGAAAAGACAGAAAAAAAGAACAATGCCATAGCAGACATTGTAATAAGGTTGAGAACTGATGAAGAATTTTTATCTTTAGTGGAAATGTTAATGAATCTTGATGCCGATACAATAAAAGCCGTAAAAGACTTAACAGCCCTTTTGAAGTAATGTGAGGATTAAATCTAATAATTCAATATCATTACATTGCTTTAACTGTTTGATGATTGCTTCTATGTAATCATTGTGCATGAGAAAACCCCCTGTAAGAACATATGCTCTATATTATGTGATAGAAATGTTAGAAACGTGTGCAAAGTGTGAATATTATATGACAACTAAGGAGATGGGAATATGTATAAAGTTTACGAGCCTTTTACAGCAGAAGAATGTTTGGAATATTTAAGAAAGTCACGTTCCGATGATCCGACCTTAACGGTTGATGAAGTATTAGCCAACCATGAATTAGAATTAAATGAGTATGCAGAAAAGTATTTAGGTGGCAGAGTTCCTAAAAGTCAAACTTATAGAGAAGTAGCATCATCCGAAACGATTGATGATCGTCCTGAAATGGTACGACTTCTTAAAGCTATTGAAAGTCCTAGAATAAAAGCAGTTCTTGTAAGAGAACCACAGCGACTTTCTAGGGGAGATTTAGAGGATGCTGGAAGAATAATAAAGATATTCCGATATACTAATACTTTGGTAGTCACACCGCAAAGAACTTACGATTTGCGTGACGATATGGATAGAGATTACTTTGAACGTGAGTTAAAACGTGGTAACGAATACCTCGAATATGCCAAGAAGATAATGAGTAACGGAAAAGAAACAGCAGTTAAAAAAGGTTATTTTATTGCCACTTTCCCACCATACGGCTATAGAAAAATTCATTACAAAATAGATAAGGAAAAATGCAGTACGCTTGAAATAATTGATAGTCAGGCAGATGTTATAAGAATGATTTTTGATTTTTATGTACATGAGGACATGGGCTTTGACAATATCGCTAATAAATTGAACGAATTAGGTTTCAAACCACAAAAGGGCGATTTATGGGTAAAGGCTTCTATTCAGGATATTATCTCTAATGAAGTCTATATAGGTAAAGTAAGATGGAAATACAGAAAAACCGTTAAAACAATTGAGGATCAGCAGGTAAAAAAGACAAACCCAAGAAGTAAAGTAAGCGACTATCTTTTGTTTGATGGTATACACCCTGCTATAATCTCACAAGAACTATTTGACCTTGCACAAGCAAAAAGAGGTAAAAACGTACCTATTAGAAAGAATATGTCTATCAACAATCCGTTCGCTGGTATCTTCTATTGTGCCAAGTGTGGCAAGGCAATGAAACTACGTCCGCAAAACGGAAAAAACAAACCACGTTTGGAGTGTTCCGAAATGAAACACTGTAAAAATGGTTCTGCCCTATTCGACGAAATATTAGAACGTGTCTGTGAAGCCCTAGAAGGCTGTATAAGCGATTTTGAAGTAAAACTTGATAATAATAACCTTGACGAGAAAGAACGCCATAAACAGCTTGTTTCGAGCCTTGAAAAGCGACTAAAGGAATTAAAGGAAAAAGAAATACGCCAATGGGAAAAATACACCGATGAAGGTATGCCGAAAGAAATTTTTGATAAACTTAACGAAAAGGTATTAAGAGAAAAGGAAGAAACAAAGAACGCTTTATGCTCTGCCTATGATTCCATGCCTGAACCAGTAGACTTTGGCGAAAAAATAGTAACTTTCAAAAATGCACTTGAAGCACTGAAAAGCGACGACGTTTCGCCTAAACTTAAAAACAAGTATCTGCGTGAGATTATCGAAAAAATGACTTACGAAAGACCTAAACCAATTATTCTTACAAAAGAACTGGCAGAAAAAATGGGCGTACCATATCCCCACAAGTTATGCTATCATCACTATCCATTTACATTAGACATAACCTTGAGGGGATAAGCTTTCCCCATATATGACATCAGGTAGGAGTTATTTCGATTGCTCCTACTTGATGTCGCATAAAGAAAAAGCAGTGATAATGTCAAAGTTGACACACCTTCTGTTATTGTTTGTCGAAAATTATGTTACAGAAGTTATTTATTTTTGTCAATATATGGGATAATCTAGTTATGTAGCAAAAAACTTTTATTTTGAGGAAAAAGTTATGGATGAGGAAGATGAGGAACTAAGAAAATACTATGTAGAAGCCATTACCGAAAAACTAAAGGTATGCAATGATACCGAACTACTTGATTTGATATTGAAATTGCTTCCAAGCAAATGATAAAAAGGGCAGGTTATTACTGCCCTTTCTTATTTCCTACCATTCATACCCGCAAGATTCATCATAGCAACTATCAATTATAACTTCTTCTACAATTTCCGATTCGCCATATGTAGTTAAATACGACATAATTATATCTCTCATGTCATCCCCAACCTCGTAACTCAACACATCCTTCAATTGTTCGATTTCCACATACTCTTCATCGTCATTTGCCGTTTCTCGTATTTTTTCAATTGCAGATACTTGACCGTCGGTATACACTTCATACTCACGCTCGTTTTCGTATGGTTCTTGCCCATTGTCTTTATCTTGGTTTTTCGAAAAGACAAATATCACAATAACAATCAAAATAAGTATTAAATATTTTTTCATGCTTACACCCCCTTTTTTTATTATACTTATATAGCAAACTGGAAGAATTTTCAACAAAAAAATAAAGGGATGCAAGCCTATGCCTGCACCCCTTCTATTTTGCCATTTAAGACACTTTATTCTATTACCCTATAATTTATACCCTAAACTATTTTAAATGGCTATTTCAAGGAATTAAGTCCCTTCTCCCACGACTTAGCACCGACAATTCCATCTACAACAAGACCATTACGCTTTTGGTATGCTTTTGTTGCTGTCAAAGTGCCATTTCCAAACTTTCCGTCAGGGTTCGTACCAACAATACACTGCCAAACCTTAACTGCCGTTCCCCTTGAACCTTTATACAAGGTAGGATAACCCTTTTCCTGCTTCGGCAATTCCTTGGACGGTTCAAAGTAAACATAGTTCATATCTACATTGCCACTAATGCCTGATACTGCCCCCTTAGAAGAATACTGCCACATAACAGGATTATACTTCATAGCATCTTTTTCGCTTGCACCATAATAAGCCAGCCACAAAGGGTACATACTCAAATCGTTAAACTTGTTTTTTAAGTAGTCAGGGTTGGCATATACGCCTACTTCATAACCTAACGCCTTCATACGCTCGCAGAAGGCTTTTACCATTGCTGTACGCTTGTTTCTGTCGAATACTACACCACGCTTATTTGCGTTTGCATCGGTGTCGTACTCGAAGTCGCACCATACCTTCATAGTGATTTTATCCTTGTACTGATTAATAACAGCATGGCACTTGTCAGCGTTGGCAATAGCTTCCGTTTCATTAATGCCGTATATAAACCAATACACGCCAAATGGGATGCCATTCTCAATACACCCCTGCACGTTCTTTTCAAAATAACTATCTGTATTTGTACGCCCCCATCCAGCACGAATGATAGCACACTGTACACCTGCCGATTTTACGGTTTTCCAGTCAATCTTACCCTGATATTTTGATACGTCAATTCCTCTTGTCATGTTTTCTCCTTCCAAAGAAAAAGAGGACTTTATCAGCCCTCTAATTCCTTTTTGTATTTTGTTTTCTTCCACAGATCAGTAACACGTTCCCAACCACCTGTCGAAACAAGATATACTATAAAACTTGCGATAAAACTTGCGAAAATGTAATACCATTCAATAACAATCGCAAAATACTGGCATAATACGATTACTTCAACAGGGCATAAGATAAGTGCCAAGACTAATACCACTACATTAGTGGGTATTTTCTTTAAAAGTGGCATTTCCTTAATTGCCTGAGTAATGATGCTGACAATAAAAGCGGTTACGCCTATTGCCATTAATACATAAGTTACTGATTCCATTAAAAATTTTACGTCCATAGTTTACTCCTTTCATTCATGGGCTTTTTGGTTGATGTGCTTTTCTAATTTATTAAAGGCATCTGTTACATTGCCATTAGCACCTAACTGTTTTAAACCATCAAGACAAGCTAACATTGCATAGCACATTACCCCTTGCTCGTCTTTGATTCTTGCAATTTCCTTGTCCTGCTTCTCCTGCTTCAAATACCACTTGTAAACTGCAAAAATAGCAGAAAAAATAACAACAAGTGCGGTAATCACACTTGCTGTTACGATAATTGTATTAGCGTCAATATACATTGGACTGCTCTCCTTCTTTAGTATTGTTTTTCTTAACCTCTCAACTCACCATTTCTACCTGCAAGCATAGCTTCAAGCGTATAACCACCCACCTTGCTTGTGCCATATTCGGCTTTAAAAGTAGGCTGAATTTCACTGTCAAACTCTACATAGGTAATTCCGTCATAGCTTGCAAGGCTATTTAGTCCTATTTGGTCTGCAATGGGTAGTTCCTCAACAACTTCTTCTGCAAGTTCATAAACCACTTCCATAGGATTTTCTGCAAGGTGTGCTTTCCACTCGTCTACTGTTGCAAATGATGTGTTAATCAAAAATCTTCCGTTTGGCTGATTTGATGTGTTTATATAGCACTCATTCAACTGTGTTGAACCACCTTCAATTCCTTTTGCGTGAGTGCAAAGTACAGAACCATAATTTGCACATTTCATATTATCAATATAATATCTTCCTTCTAATGAAGTAGATGCTTTCCAATTCTCACTACCATCAAAAATACGCTTTGCAAACTTACTCTTAATATCCTGCGGTGCAATAATATCCTGCACACCATTCCTGCCATACAACTCAATAGGCTGTGAGAATGTGTAGCTTGATTCGGTGTAGGGTTCGTATTCGGTTGCTACGGTGCCTTCTTCTACTTGGATATTTGATAAAATAGCCTCTCCAACAAAACTTGTAGACAAAGTACATGAAATAACCAAATATTGTCCCTTTTTAGCGAAAACAGTTTTTTCGTTTGTTTGTGAAGCTGATGTTGGCAATGTGTCACTTACCTCTAACCCAACAGAAAGAAAATTAGTGCCTTCACAAGACAAAGTATATTCCCCATCAAACTGTGCAGTGAAAATAACTCCCATTCTTTCTTGCAGATTTCCATTAGATTTATTTACTACAATATTGTTGCCATCGTAAGTTATTTCTGTGGTTGAAATTCTTTTAATTGTCGATATAACTTTGTCAGCATAATAAAAGTTCTTTCCATGTGTCCTTACCCCATTAACCACACTTTTCTTGATTTCCATTGGATAACTTGGGTTAGGTGCAGGTTGACCGCCAGTGTATTTCTCATAGGGAAGTGCTGTGGTGCCTTCATTCAGCATGACTTTATCAGTTTCAGCGTGATAACCATTTACTCTCCATTTCATGTATGTAGCACCTTCTGGGGCAAGCACAGTGGTACTCGCATTCGTAAGGGAAGTAACAGTGTTACCATCAGCATCCAAAAAAGCATATCTCATTACAGCCAAAGTGCCATTAATTGATAAAGAATACCGCTTCCCAACTACAATAGGCATTGATATATTTCCTGCCATTGTTGTATCGGCAACAAAATTATCTTGCTCTTTGTTGAGTGCGTTTGTTACATATTTACCATTCCACAACTGATTTCCTGCTGTACTGTCCTGCTCCGTCACCCCACCGATTTCCAATATATTCTCTCGCCCTGCATGGCTGTTCGGCTGGGTGGTGGATGTGGTTTCGGTAATGTCAGGCACACTCACCATTTCAAAAAGTTGTGCTAACGCTTCCTCAATCTTATTAAGGTTTTCCGCATTAATGGCAGGCTTCCCACCATTAACCCATTTTGTAGGTGTATACGTCATTCTTCCTCACTCTCCTTTTCTTCTCTTTGCTGTGCTTCAAGCATGATCTCTTTTTCTACCTGAACCTCAAGCTTGTGTAAAATCTCGCTTACTACCAAACGCTTTGCTTCTGTCGGTAGTTGTGCGGAATTGATTAGATTAACCATGTTAATTTGAAAGTTTCTTAATGCTGTATTCATGATTTCCCCCTTAACCTATTAGATTGTATGCTTTCAAAGCTGTAAGAAGTTCATTTAGCTTTGTTGCTACTGTGGATGCTGTTGCATTTGCTGGTGTAGTGATCGCCGCAACTGTTTGTTTTTTGCTATATGCGCTTGTTGAACCGTTATAGAAAAAGCCCAAATAACCACTAGCCGAACCAACGCCAACTGTACCAGCGCACATGTGGGCTACATTTGTGTCGAACATCATCAAGCTATAAGTTGCATTTTTAATATAATGCTTTTCGCCTGTGCCAAATGTTATATTCACGTCATCCAAAGTAAGAAATGAATTGTAGTCCCGATAGAGTGAAATTTCACAAGCCCCTACTTTTGTATATACTGATGAAGCGCCGCCGCAATGCAAACCGTTTGTATCAATATAGTTATTGCCAACCTTTACTTTGCTTCCGTCTATGTAGGTAGAATTGGAAAAAACACCAGCTACACCAAATTCAATAGAACCATTACCTTTGAAGGAAATATCGCCTGATTTAGTAAGTTTAAATGCAGGTCCTAAGTCGGTTTTTCCTACCGAAATACCGTCAGCGCCGATATATACACCTTCTACATAACTGTCTATAGAATTTTTGTTCCCGGAGTAAATAGAAGTATTACCAATATCAAAACCGCCAATCTTTCCGCTTGTCGCCGTTATCTTACCTTCAAATTCTCCCGTTACGCCTTTCAGAGTTTTACCTGTAATCGTAGTACCCGTAATATCTTCCGCATCAACACTTCCTGCCTTTACTTTGAGTGCTTCGATAAAAGGTGCCGTTACCGTATCTTTCGTAATCTGCGTTACCTGAATTGCATTTTGGTAGCCCATGCCTTCAACTTCTAGCATAGTGGTATAACCTGCTCCATTTTCAAGCTGGTTTGTGTTCGTCGGTATAGTGGGCTGGTCCGTTATCTGCCCCCACGATAAAACCGCATTTGAAGGCAAAGTAACATTTCCCTGCGCATCTACTATAAACCGATTATTGACATTA